TCGCCGAGATTGGCAACCTTGATGTCGAACCGCTCGGTGCCGCGAACCGCGATCTCGTCCTGCTCGAACGCGTTGAGCGCCGAGTCGGAGAACGCGATCGAGGTCTGACGACGGTCGCCGAAGTAGGCGGCCATCGACAGGTCACCGAAGAGCAGTTGGATCGTGTCGGCGGTGTAGGTCTTGCGCATGACCTGCACGAACTCGACCGGATAGCCGAGGAAGATCGGAGTCGTGCTACCGTCACGAACCTCGCGACCGGTCACGCCGCCGGATGCATAGACGCGATTCTCCAACACCGAGTGATAGAACGCCTTGGAGCAGTAGAACTTGCAGTTGGGCGAATCCGCGTACGCCGGCAACTTGGCGACAAGGCTCATGATGTGCGCCATCGTGATGTCGCCGTAACTGCTGCCAGTAGCAGGATCGAAGATGCCAGCCGCCGAGGAGATGCCCTCGATCTCTGGAATCACGCCGACGATGCCGCCGTAGGTCGAGGTGCCGTCACCGTTGAACCCGCACTCGTCCTCCTTCAGCGCGAACGCGTACGCGATCTCGTTCGCGATGTCGTCGCCGAGGTTGACGATGGCGTCCTCGTTGAGCTCGTTAGAAGCCGTGGTGAGGACCATGAACTTCTGCGCGACGAGGTTGACCTGGTCGAAGACCTGCTCGGATTCGGTTCCGGAAGAAGCCTCTCCGACCGCGTAGGCGGTCAGGGTAGAGCGTCGGCGCGGCATCCGCTTGGTGTCCGTGCTCATCGGCACGTTGCGGGCGTTGCGGCGGAAGACGCCGTAGCGCTCGCGGAGCGAGATGAGCGACGACTCAAACTCCTCGGGAACGAGGAATCCGCCCTGACTGTTGACGTTCTCCTGATGACCCTTGGTGATCAGGCCGTTGTTTGAGCACCAGTCGATGCTCTTGCGGTGGCCGCGGGCGGCCATGATGAAGCGACCGAAGCGATACGCCTCGTCGTTGCTGGCGAGGAACTTGGCCTTGCCGGTGATCTTGTAGTTGTCGGTGCTGGTGACGGTGGGCATGGTGTTGACTGCCTTGAGTTCCGCGGCGATGGCGGACTTCACGGTTTCGCGGAGAGCCTTCGCCGGCTCCTCTTCCTTCGGCATCTCATCGGTGGCGGCGGCATCGGTCTCGACCGCGGCCGGCATGATCTTGACCTCGTAGGCGATGTTCTCCGGCGCGAGAGGGTTGCCCTCAGCGTCGGTGACGACCACGCCTTCGAGGTACAGGTTCTTCGCCTGGGCGAAGCGGGCCTCGCCGACCTGATCGGCGATGCTCTGCAAGTCCTTCTGGACCTGCTCGAACTTCTTGAACTGCATGGAGTGTGGCTCCGGATGTGCGATGGTGATAGACGCAAGCGCCATCCCACCGATTCGGCTAACGCCACTCGTCCGGGCCCGGCGTTCTGATCATATCACGATGCGGCCGGCCGCCTTCGCGATCTCCTCGCGGACGATCCTCGCGGCGTCGTCGCGGCCGAACCGCGGCACCGCGACGCGAACCACGTGCTTGCGGTCGGCGACCGCCGTCACCTCGACGCGGCCGAACTTCGCGGCGGCGGTCTTCGAGATCAGTCCCTTCGAGACCGCGTAAATGAGCGCGTCCTGGTTGGCCGGGACGCTGACCGCGGAGACCTCGAGCAGCTTCCACTTCGAGAACACCTTGCGAACGTCCGGGCCGTACCGCTCGACATCGCCCTTCGTCGCGACGCGGGCGCCGCCGTCGAGCGGCATGAAACCGATGGAGACCGCCTTGACCACGCCGGCGGATACCAGGCCTCGGACATAGTCAGGGAACCAGTCGCCTACGTAGTCGGCGGGCCGCGGAGCAAACTCGAACTCGGCGACGATGGACGAGTCCTCGCGCTTGAGCGAGATCGACCTGCCGATCGGCTGGGACGGATCGTGGTTCCAGAGCAGGACCGGATTCCGCTCGTAGTCCTTGGCATTCATGCCGGCCGGCACCATGACCTCGCCGTCACGGTCGACGGAGTCGGTCGATATCACGGCCTTGAACTTGCCGCCGACGATCGTGCCTTCGGCCTTGAAGTCTTTACGGTTCATTCGCTCGGCCTTTCGATGACAGGCAACAGGGTGCAGCGGCAGTTCGGGTGAAGCGGCGGACCGTCCACGTTCGCGAAGTCGATCGAGAGCGTATTGCCGTCCGTGTCGGTCACGGTGTCGCCGACCCGGTAGAACGCATCGTCGAGCGACTTCTCCTCGACCGACTTCCCTACCGCCGTGCAGAACGGACAGGCCTCCGGCGCGACGAGCCACTTCTTGCCCATGACGCTGCCGCTCCGCTTCCAGACGACGAGCTGGCCGTCATTGAGCGCACGGGTTCCCTCGGTCCTCGCGATCATCATGGCTCGCTTCGGGTCGAACCCGCGAGCCGCGATCTGATCCGCGATCTCCTCGTTCGTCTGGCCTTCCTCGAGTCCCTTGGCGACGATCTCGCGGACCCGGTCTCGGGTCGTCCCGGCGACCTGACCGGCCAGCCTCGCCGACGAACGCCGAGCGGCCTTGCCTACTTCCTGCTCGGTCTCGTTCGTGTCGTCCTCGGTGTACGGCAGTCCGAGCCGGTCCAGAGCCTGCTTCAGAGTCTGCCGTGCCTCGACGCTGCCGACCGTCGCGACGCGTTCCATCGGCACCTGAATCGCGAGATCAATCGTCCTGGTGAGCGATGCCTCGTTGACCAGTTGCACGGCCTCATCGACGAGATCCTGCCCGGTCAGCTTGGACCGCCTGAGCTGGATCACCGCTTCCTCGATCTCGCGACGCGTGGCGAATGTCAGGGTACGCTCGAGCTCGCGGATGGCCCGCATCTCGGCACGGGTGAAACCGTTCGCCTTCGCGGCGTATCCGTCGTCGAGCCAGAGGTCGGACTGCCGGATCGCCTTGCGTCCGTGATCGCAGCCGCATCCCTTGGCCTTGCCCTCGCAGTAGTCGATCGCGATCGCGACCGCCTGGTCCTGCGGATAGCCCTCGTCCATGAGCGTGCGGATCTTCTCGCTCACGCAGTCGTCTACCTGCTTCGTGCCGTCGTCCTCGTCATCGGCCCTGTCCATGCGCTCGACGGTCCGCTCCGCCCAGTCCCGGCCTGCGTCGCCGCCCCAGAGCAGCCACGCGATGAACCCGGCTGACGGGTCGGACGGATCGTCCCAGCCCGGCCGCTTGTCGACCGCGTGCCTAGCGAAGTACGAGTTCATCCGCCGCACGGTGTCCGGCGACAGTACCTCGCGGTTCTTGAGTTGCGTCGCCCTCGCGACGCCGACCTCGGTCCCGCCACGGTTGAACTCGCCGCGAAGCCGCAGGCCGCGCTCGGCTTCGGCCGCCATTTCCTTGGTCGGCGTGAAATCTATCTCCGCGTACCGAGCCGGTGCAGACTCCGCTACGGCCTTTGCGTCCGGAGCAGGCTCCGCTACCGGCGCGGCCGGTGCATCGGCGGCGCTCCCGCCAGGACCGGGAGCCGGAGCAACCGGTTCGGTTTCCTCGTCCGGCGTAAGCCCTAGATCCATCACGGGAACGCCGCCGATGATCGGCACGTCTGCCTCTTCCACGTCGAGCCGTTCGAGACCGCGAGCCTCGCGGACCTCGTTGATCGTCATGACGCCTGCCTGCACGAGCGTCTGATGCTCGGTCAGGTCGAGTTGCCGGTTCGCCGGGACCGGGTCGTCGTAGGCAAGGACGGCGTCGTCCTCGAGCCCGAACATCGGCAAGAGCTTCTGGTTGAGAGTCTCCTCGTCAAGCCGGAGCAGCGGCAGGATGGTCGACTCGCGCCACTGGGCGAACCCGGTCGTCGCGCTCGCGAGGTTCGGATCGTTCGCCTTGAGCATCGAGACCGGCACGCCGAACACGGCGGCGATCTCCTCGACGATCTCGTCCCGACCTCCTAGATCCTTCGGCGGGAACTGCATCGGCTTGAGGTCGACCTGCCCGGTGAGCGCGATGAACTTGCCGGCCTTGTCCGCACCGCGGAGCCGCTCGTTCACCATCCGCTCGAACTCCTCGATCGCCTCCTCGCTCGCGTCCGTGTTCTGGATCGTCGCGAGGTAGTCGGGTCGCGCGCGATTCGCGGCCATCGCCGTGTCCATCTCGTGGAACGCCTCGTTCAGGTCGATGACGCCCCATGCCGCCTCGACCTTGCCGAGCCCGTAGTAGAGATCCTCCGGGTTCGTCCGCTTGAAATGCAGCACCTCGTCCGGTTGAAACGTGACGCGGCTGTTCGACTCGCGGCCGTACTTGTAGCCGGCGATGAAAGTCGTATCGCTCGGGACGATCTCGACCCACTGAGGCGGCATCGGCCAGAGCTCCGCCGGCACGCCGAGTTGGTTCCGGATGACCCGGAGATAGGCGTTGCCGGTGAGCTCCTGCCAGAGCGTCCGGGTCGCGGCCAGGTCGAACCCGTTCATCGCCGGGTTCACCTTGCGAAGCAGGTCGAGCACGGGATGCGACTCCGTGACTTCCTCGAAGTCGGCGCCGAAGTCGTGCATCTTGGTCAGCACCGTACGGCTCGGCGAGCGACCGGTGTCGCCCATGAGGTACGACTTCCGGTCACGCCCGACCTTCGCGGTGCGGTACAGCCGCGTGCCTGCACGGTTTCTGACGTAGAGCCGGAGCGGGACGGACGACACGCCGAAGGCGTTGATGTTTGCCGCCGCGTAGACCCATGACCGGAACTGACGGACGCCGGCATGGGCGGAGTAAAGCGGTCTCTGGCTCAGCCCGTTGCCGCCCGAGATCATCCCGAGCGACGCCTTGAGGTACTGGCTCCGCGCGTCTGCCGTAGGCGTGGCCTGCTTCCGGAACAGACTGCGGATTCGTTCGAGCATTAGATGACCCTGAAGCGGAAGGTCGGAGCACGCACGGTCATACGACGCAGCGCGAGCGCGAGCGCCATGACTCCGTCATCATGGACTCCCGCCGAAACAGTGTACCGAACGCCGGTACGCGTGGACTCCCACTCGAACGCCTCGAGCTCGGTCCGGATGAACCCGTCAGGGAACCGGACCTCGCGTCGCTGGATCGTCGCGGCCAGACCCTCGAGCAACTGCTGGCGGCTCGTCATCGTGAACTTAAAGCCCTCGACGTTCGAGCGTCCGCGTTGCAGATCCTCGACGATCGGATCGCCGACTCCGGTCGAGTCGATCATGGTCGGCACGTTGCCGATGGTCGCAGCGATCCGTTCCCGCGTCGCCTGCCAGTCGAGGCGGAAGCGATCGAGCCGGCAGACCGTGCCGGCCTTGTCGATCCCCACGATGACGGACCAGTCCGTCGACTTCGCCAGGTCGATCCCGTACGCGGCCGGTTCCTCGGTCGAGAGCGGAGCCAGGCACGACCGGACGGCGTCGATGCCGAACGGGTTCCCGCCGTCGTCGCTCGGCTCGACGAGGTAGAGCTCGCGGAAGATGTGCTCCGGCAGTTGCCGGCGTGCCGCGTCGACCTCCTCGGCGTCGAGCACCTTGCCGGCGACGGCATCGGATGCCGTCAGCTTGTGGTAGGCGATGTCCGGCTCGGTGCCCGACTCGGCCTGCCGTGCCAGCCGGTAGCACCAGTTCTTCCGGCCCTTGAGGTTGCCGATGATCCGGCACCGTCCCTTGGTCGCCGAGAGCGTCGATCGGACCGCGTGCCACGAGTCCTCCGGACACCGCGTAGCCTCGTCTATGACCGCGTAATGCACGTCCTCGCCGTAGAGGGTGTCCGGGTTGTCGGCGCTCTTGAACGCGATCCTAGAGCCGTTGGCGAGCGTCAGGGCGAGCCGGCTGGCGTTCTCTTCCCAGATCCGCTTCTCGGGATCGGCGTCGCGAAGCATCGACCGGAGCCGCTCGTAGCCGACCTGCTTCGTGACCTCGAACGTCGGAGCGACCCACCAGCAGGTCGACCGCGGCCGGTTCCATGCCTCGCCGAGCATCCAGAGCAGGCAGCCAAGCGTCTTGCCGGACTTGGTGCTGGCCTCGATGACGACGAACCGTGCCGGGTCGCAGATCGCCTCGTGCTGCTTCCGGTAGAGCGGCGGCAGTTCGATCGCCGCGACGGTCAATCCCGTACGCCTATCCGGATCGGTGCGAGTTCGATCCGTTCGGTCGCCTCGCCGCCGTCAAGCCGCTCGACCTTATCGAGCAGGACTAGCGCGTTGATGTTGTCCCGGTCCATCGCGGTCAGAACCTCGATGGCACGCAACCTCTCGCGGTCGGTCGCTCCCTCGACGGCGATCCGGGACGCGATCTTCGGTGCCGCCTCTCGCATGGCCGGCGGGATCGGCCATCGGTTCCGAACCGCCTGCGCGAGCATCCGCATGGTCTCGCGATCGTGGCCGCGGTCGCGGTCGATCTGGCGAGCGACGGGAACGATCTCGCTCGCGTCCTGCATCGGTTCGGTGTCGGACATGGTGCATCCTGCTACAGACGTGAGCAAGTGTAGTCGGTTGGGACCGGCGACCGAGGAAAGGTCACGCGTTCGGTTTGCACGGCTTGGTCGCCTCCATGTTGAGCGAGATCCGGTAGCCGAGGAAGGTCAGCTCGGACGCGTCGTTCAGCAGGCCGAAAGAGTTGACTCGCTTTATGTTCGTGAACCCGGATTGCTCAAGTGCAGCGGTCATGGTGTCCGCGGTGAAGCCGCATCCGTGCCTGTCGTTCTGGTCCATGTCTCCGCCGAAGATCCGGCGACAGGCTTCCCAGACGCCGTATGTCGAGACATGATCGTCGAGGATGATCATCGCCAGCCGCTCAAGGTCAGGGACGGCGATGCGGAATATCCCGCCAGGCTTGATAATGCGATGCACGCCAAGGAGCGCAGGTCCGACCCGTCCCATCGACAGATGCTCGAACACGTGGCTCGCGTAGACCTCGTCGACCGATCCGTCCGCGAACCCGGACAGGTCGGCGACATCTGCGACGACATCGATTTCCGGACCCGGATTGATGTTGACGTTCGTCCATCCCGGAATGCGCGCCCATGCACCGAGATGCAGTTTCAACGGTTCGCCAGCCGTCATGCA